ACTGGAGTTCAGACGTGTGCTCTTCCGATCTAAGTTCCATGAATTCGTTCTTTGGTATCTCTGTTACTTTTGGTGAAGAGTTTGCGTTGTGTCGTATATACCCAGCGTAGAGTTTTTCGTTGAGTTTGTTCTGATCAGCAGTTATCTCTGTTAGAAACTGTTTCTCTGCTGTGCGTCCAGACTTACCGTTGTAGATATCCTTACTGAATATCTTCTTTGCATAGAAGTTGACGTTACCACCACCAATCTTACCACCAGCAGCACTTGTACCCTTTACCTCACCCTGCCATGATGTATCACCACCGAATGTACGAAACTGAACTTCTTTACCAGAAACCATAACATAGATATCCTGTGAATCAAAGAACTTTCCTGTCTTACCCCAACTCCATGATTGCCACTGATATGTTTCTCTTTGTGCTTTCTGTGTTGGTGTACTATATTCTAACAACCTTGCGTTTGGTGTTGTAACCTTCTTGAGAGATATACCCAGCAGTTTGACATTACGTTTTGTTGAACCACCACCTAATTCCAGAACCTTTGCGTTGAGTTGCCCCCACGATTCAGTATATGCAGCAAGAGGTGTTGTTGTCACAGAAAATGTCGATGCCCATATGTCGCCTGGATTCCATTTGTCATCAGAGAAACTGCCTGGCGCCTGTGTATTCTCACTCTCTTGATCTTTTTTCTTGCACGCCTTGTATGCATCATAGACACCCTTCATAAATGTAGAACCTCTATGAAAATGCACTGGATGTTTGTCGAATGTCATCTCATCAAATAATTTGTTTGCTGTCTTGATGTAAACCTCTGTCTCAATCCAGTTGGGTGGGCCTTTTGCCAAACAATCTGCAAGTGTCACATCTGTGTGAGCATATGCACCCGCTGCTTTCAACTGAGCATCAGTCGGTTTGTCTGATCCATTGATTTTCTTTTTGATTATATTGAATGCATAGGAGCAGTAGTAACACTGTAAGGATTCTGTGTACTTGGTATCGTCTGCACCACCACCAGAACCCGAACCACCACCAAAATCAGCATCTTTGAATATTTGTGAACGCTTTGCAGTTAGAGGATTCTTCTTGGCGTCTGTCTTGACGTAATATGTGAGTTCTTCGGTTTTCTTGTTATACTCAAGTCCAATGATCTCTTTGCCATTCTTGGTTTCACCAAGACGAAATGATTTGCCGTCTTTGATTTTCTTATCAAAGATATCTGGGCGTTTTGTACCAGCATATGCGCCGCCACCAGAAACTTTCCCCATATCGCTTAGTGATAATGATGCCATTGAAATACTCCTTACGAGTATTTATATCACTATCCAAAGAAGTTGTCAAGAGTTGCAGTACCAAATTTATCAGCAACCCTATTCACGTTACTGGAATTGTGGTCTACACTGTTACCCCTATGTTCGTATGGCATAGTACTGGTCAGGGTGTAGGTCGTCTCGCCAGGACGCTTAATCTTCCATTCTAAGTCAGAACCCTTGGGATAGTTGATTGTCCACTCCATGTTGGATTTCTTGAGAAGTTTTCTGGACTTCTTGTTGAGTGGATAAATGTATCGAAACTGTTTGCCCCATACACGACTAAATCCCAACTCACCCATCTTTGCATCGTTAGGTCGTGGGCCATATTTCAAGTCGTGTCGATTCATCTCTTTCTTCATCTTACGTTGAATGGTTCTGAAATGTACCTTCTCGCCCTCATCAGTGACATAGACATCACTCCATATGAATCCACCATAGAGAAAGTTTGCCGCTTGATAGACATAGCCTGGTTTGCCCACAATACCATCTGCCCATGTATACAGAAACTTGACATTTGGTGTGTTCTGTTTCATCCATGCAATAGTAGCACTCTGCATCTGTGATTCAGAGTTGCGTGGCATAGACTCATCCATGCACATCTTACCTATCTCAAAGTAATCTGCTGTGGTTAGTTCTGGGAACATCTTCTTGATTGTACCCATAGGATTAGTACCCCAACCCAACGTCAAGATGCCTACCAGTTCATCGTTCTGGTAAGCACCTAGATAGTGTTTGGTTAGTTTCGGCATTACTGGACTATAGTGACGTTCCTGTACGAACAAGGTCGCCACACGATAGTCCACAGGTTTCATAATCATCTATACAGAACTTGCAACAACTAGCGGTTCTGTCGTTGACGAATCAATGTAGTCGCCGTTCTCTTGATATTTACGAGTGACAGTTTCTTTTCTTAGAATACCATCCACATAACGATATGTTACCAGAGAGTGACTTACCACTCCTTGTGATTCTAGATTATCGAATGCATCTTTCAATGGGCCATCTTTTGCAACCATAACTATTCTCCTTCTTGTTCCATTTCCCACTGATCACATATTGTTCTAAGAGCAATACCAACGTAACCTTCATAGCATTCATCTGATTCAGAATATGCAAAGATTTCGTCAACCTGTTCTTGGTTCAACTCAGCAGGTTCTTCAACACCATAATACTCACAGACATCTTCTATTGCCCATTCATATGCCAGATTTTCAATCTGATCTTGCAGTTTGTGTTGTTTATATACTTGAAACGACATGATTTATCTCCTTTTACCAGTGCTTGGATCGTTTACTTCTTGTGATGACAGAACTACTAGTCCGCCCTTGTTATACGCTTGTCCAATGACAGCGTTGCCAGTATACACTGGTGTCTGTTTTCTAAAACCATTACCTACCTTATCAGATGTAGGAATGGCAGGGGAGCAGGGAGTCGAACCCCATCTGAGTGGTTTGGAATCACTAGTGCTACCGTAACACCTCTCCCCTTTAGGAATGTAACCCATTCGTTTAAGATATTTGTCATGTTCTGCCTGTGCTTGTTGCATCTTGGCAGTAACCTTTTTAGGTTTTCTTTTCTTCTGATTCGTTGTGGTGTAGTACACCGGCAACATATGCATTCCGCTCATTATAAATCGCCTCCATCAAAATGTCCATCGGCAGATTGTCGATAGACTCACCATGCTTTTCTGCAAGTTCTTTAAGTGTCATAGTGAAAATGCACTCAACAGTATATTGATAATAATTATTGCTCCAATAATTTCCATTAGTGCATCCTCTTTTTATGTTTTCTAATGAGGGCGTTTAGAACGCCCGTCCAGTAGTTTTTTGCCCAATCAGACATTTGCCGTTCTTGTAACATATTATGAACGGCATCAATCCTTTTGTATAGCAGGTCGTTATCCACCATTTATAATCTCATGTGCAATACACACAGCGTCATAATCTTTACCACCAATGTGCCATTCATACTCTTCTGTGGGGATGAAACCATCCTTCCAATTATATATGGTGACTTCTTTATAGTCAGTATCTTCTTGGTCTTCTGCCCAAGAATCTAACACTTGGGCACAAATCGTCCACTCAGCATTTACCTTCTCATAAGGGTCTGCATTCGTGTAAGTTGGTTTACCAAGTTTCTCAACTAGTTTATCATATGATGTTTTAATCTTACCTTGCAGGCAAGTTCCATTCACATCAACTGATTCATCTACATCATTTTATATATTTTCTCACATCTCTCTCCTATATTTTATTTTGATTATAAACTATAATACCACCAATCGCAGCGATTGTCAACCCAAAAATAATATTTTGTGCAGTTTCGCCTATCGTATTAGCGTATTCCATACACTTACCATCACAGTCGCCACCAGCGCCTGCCATCATAAGAATTCCTACAATCATCATTAACATTCCAACAATATTCATCATCTCTCTCTCCTTAAACAGTTTCAATCATACAACCATGAGTCTCTTTGACAACAAAGGTAACTTCTGTACCTTCTGCCATCTCATTCAGAACCATCTGTTCTTCACAGGCATTACCTATGCACTGGTGTTCTGAAACTATCTCTGGTTGTTTGTTAGGTTGAACCTTCACAACAGCAAAGGCCTCAATTGGGTTTCCAACATTATTAAACATAGCGAATCACTCCTCTCACTTACCCTTATATATTACCTGTTTTCACAACAAATGTCAAGAACTTTCTACGGCTTTTATCAATTTTCTTTTGATAGTTACCAGACTATCTTGATTCGCCTGATATCTAATACCGATACCACCCTTCTCAATCCATCTCTTTCCATTGTCTGGTTTGTCATCGACTAGGATGTTTGGTGTACCGTCAATCTTATCGACAG